TTGACGAGGATTGCCGGCTTCATCTTCTCGCCGGCTTTCATGCGCTCTCGGAAATGCGCCACGGCGTCACCTTCGTGACTGGCGGCCCAGCTGTCCACGTCATCGAAATCGATGAAGTCGGTATTCACCAGACGCGGGCCGTCCCATGACGCATCCTTCACCCAGGAATAACCTTCGGGTCGAAAGTTCTCCGCCATGATGTTTTCCACGGCATTCGATCCGGTTGTCTTGTGAATCGGATGCCCGTCGAGAATGGTCGTGATCATGTCCACGCTATCGAGCAATTCGCTGCGCACCGACGGGTTGTCGACCAAATGCGCCGGATCCCACCAAGCAATTGCCTCAACGACATCGCCGTCAGGATCGTCCGGGTTGGTCACCTTGTCGCGGCCGTCCAGAATGGCCAGATCCGTTTCCGAGTCGACCTCGTAGATGAACCCCTCGTAGACGCCAGCCCACCACTGTCCGATGAACCGACCGACCGGCAGCACGATCCCGGTCTCTTCTTGCCACTCCCGCACGGCGGCGTTGCGCGCGTCCTCGCCGGGCTCCAAGCAGCCGCCCGGGAATTCCCACGCGCCAGCGGCGGGGTCGTCATCGGTCATTGCCCGCTGAAGCATCAGCACGCGGCCCGTGTCGGCCGCTCGAACCGCCAAACCGGCAGCGACAGGGGCAGCCGCCTTGGCCGCCATATCACCGACACCGGGTGACCGATCTCGGTCGTTCACGTCGCCCGGTACGGCATTCGCTCCAGCCTGTCCCGTTCCGTGGCCGCCGTTCGGCCATTGCCCACGCGGCGGGTCGGGGTAACTTCCGGGACGTGAGTTCACGTCGGTTTGATGATCTACCCCTACGGGAATTCGGTCGTCACGACCGCTGGAGGGGTGATGCGCTTGAGACCGATCTGAGCCGTCGTAGAAGCCGCCCATGTATCCATTGAGCGGCCGGGACGGAGCCCACCGTGGAGGTTCGCCACCAGCCGTGTTCGCCGGCACGCCGCCAGGCACTTCGGTGCCGTCACCAAGATGTCTGACGGGTGAACGGCCACCGCCGCCTGCCGCATTGAGCGGAACGGCGGCATCCATCCATGATTCCTGCCCATTGAGGGAGACGATTCGCCGTGTCGCCTTGACTACCTTGATCGCTTCGTCGATCTCCAGACCTTCGGCCATGTGCTGGCTAATGCGCGCAAGAGCATCGGGCGCTAATGCGCGCGGTACCCAGCTGGAGACCTGGCGACCCTTTTTGACGTGCCGTCCCAGGGCTTCGAGCTCATTGGCGGCTGCTTTAAGCAACCCCGGGTCGTCTACCTTGGGGCGACTATTCACCGATGAGGAAGCGGGACCTCTTGGAGGTTTGACCGTCTGGCCCGCCGCGCCAGGTCGCGCGGCGGGCTTGGCGGCCGGCGTGCCGGCATGCCCCTGCGCGGCTGCGTGGCCTGGCGTCTCGACGTGCTGAGGGGCCGCCACGGGCTGACTGGAAGCACCGCTGGCACTTCCACCTGCCACCACGGGCGTCGCCGGCTGCACGCCCGGCAGGGCAGGCTGGGCGGCCGGTGTGGGCTGCCCAGGGACGGGCGTGACCGCACCGAACGGAATCGGACCCGTCGGGGCCATATACACGGGGCCGCTCGTTTCCGGCATACCCCACGGCTGAAGGCTCAGCTCGTCCCGCGCCTCGTCAACGCTGCGCAGGCCGTACTTGATCTGATTGACCAGCAATTCGGTCAGAAGAACCTGATCCTCTTCGGCTTCCAGGCCTTCGAAAACGAATTGCATGTCGTCTTGACCGCACGTGGTCTGAAGAATGCCGTTCATGATGTCCGCGATGAACATCAACGTCGGCTTCGTCGCCTTGCGTTCGCCGATGCTCTGCGCCATCTTGGCCATCTGATTGCTCGCGCCAGGCGACATCGACGTCGACACCTTGGGCGCGATGCCCAGCTCCATCGGCATGATGTCGAAGGCCATGCAGACCTGCGTCATGACGATTTCGTCGAACTGGTCGGCCAGCTGCACATCACGCTGAGGCTCGACGCGCGTGCCGGGCGGCAAAACAATGATCTTGTGGTGCCACGCCGGATCGCCCGCGAAAGCGTTCAGGGCGTCCTGAAGCTCGCGAATCTGATTCGGCGTCATGTTCTCGTCGCCGGGAGACATGTACACCGAAGGGACGGTGCCCTCGCGGAAATAATCGAGCTGCCAACCCTGCTTCTGGAGACCGGACAGGACCGGAATCATCGCCCGCTCGATGGGCGGGAAGCCGTACGGCGTCCAGCGACGCGGCACCATGGGAATGTAGAGCAACTGGTCGCCGCGAAATGCGCCAAGTTGACTCGACCGCATGCCCGACTCTTCGATGTCCATTTCGGTCAACATCTTGATGAAGTCGGAACGCGGCACGCCGTAGAGGTACTGCTGGTAGGCCGGAGCCGGCGGAGCCGGGTAACCACCGTGCATGTCATACAGCGGCCGAATCGTCGGACCGTTGATCAGATTCAAGCTGTCCAGATCACTGCCGAGAACGCCCTTACGCATTCCCTTGCCGCGCTTGGGGCGCAGGTAGAGGGAGAGGGCGTCAAAAACGAAGACTTCCTCAAGAAATGCATCCAGGAAGGTGTTCCAGCTGTAGTAGTCCGGGTCTGGACGCCGAAAGAACTTCTTGGCCTTGGCTCGGCGCTCGCCGAAATCCTTGAACCACTTCTTGTCGCCACGGTTCGCCTTGGCCGCTTCCTGGGTGGGCATGATGTCCCACTCCAGACCGCGAATCTCCGACTTGCGCAGCTGAATACACGCCCGCGCCACGGAGTACAGGTCGGCCAGCGTCTTAAGGGTGCTGAAGCTGGCCAGCTTCAGACCTTCGCTACCGGGCGTGCCGACAGGAAGGTTCCAGCCGACGCGGTATTCTTCGCGACGCGGTTCGGCGCGACCATCCGGGCCCGGCTCGTCAACCGGGACGGGCAGGATGGGGCTGAACGGGCCGAATGCGCCTTGCGTGAAGTCGGACGCCGGACGCGGCAGGAAGCCTGAATACGCATTGGCGTAGCCGTGTTGATCCGCCAATTGCATTGCCAGCGGCGAGAATCGACCGGTGCTGACGCCACCTTGCGGCGCGGAAGTGGGGGAGTACTTGGTCGCGCGGAGGATAGACTTATTCGTGGCCATCGGTCACCTTCTCCGCCTCCGTGCGCAGTAACTTTTCCAGCCGTCGCGCGGTCTTTTTCACGTCATTCTTTGCAGCTTTTCCGTCGGAGTACCCCAGCGCACTGGCGATTCCCGCCCAGGTCGCGCCACGCTCTTGCGCATCATTGATCAGGCGCAAGCGCAACATAATCTCAGCGCGTTCCTGGTCACTCGTCACCGGACTCCTTGTCGTCTTCAATTTCCTCGGGGAAAATGACGCGGTCGGTGTTCCACTCCTGCCAATACGTGAATTCAACGACAGTGCCATCACCGTTGAGCTTCCCACTCGCCAAGCGGGGGCACGCTGGCGTGGACGCGCCGACGTGGATGCCGCCGCAGAACAGACAGACGCCACCACTTTTGGCGACTTGCTGCGCTTCTTTCTTCTCTTCCTGCGTCAACGGAAGCCGAGGAGAGCCACCAAAGATCCGTTGAGTGCCGGAAATGACGGAGCGAGCTGCCTGGTCGAACGGAGCCCGTTCTCCAGTGGACATTGTCACTAGTACGCCCCCACGAGCGGCACGAAACCGGTATTAGTGCCAACACTCGTCGGATTGAACGAGCCCGGGAGCGCCGACTGCCCGTTCAGGTAAAATGCACGACGATTGCCGGCATTAGTAACACCAAGGCCCATGTAGGGGGCATTGGTGTCGTTTGCGCCCAATGCATAGGGCACCTGAACGCCGGTGAAGCCGCCCAGGATGTACAGGATGTACACGAATCGACCGCTAGCCTGTGCCGGAACGGTCGTGATAGCACCGCCGGCCCAACCGACAGTGGTCCACAGCGTGTTGTCGTTAGCCGTGGTCTGAAGCTGCGTGCCGCTGTCGTCGTAAATGCCCAGCTGGTTAGGGACTGCCGAAGTGTTGTACGTCCCCGCACTGTGGTTAGCGGCGACGAGGTGTCCCAGAGCCGTATTCGCCGGCACCCAGCATCGGGCACCGAATACGGTCCCGCTGGCCAGGCCGGAAATGTTCTGGAAGAACAACGGGTTGTCGCTGACGGTCAGAAGGCCGTAGCCCTGGTTCATCGGGAAAATCTGATCCATGCCGCTCGCGGCGGGGGCCGCCCACTTCAGGCCCGTGGCCTGCGTCGAATCAACCGTCAGAATCTGAGTGTTGCTACCGACGCCAAGACGGGTGGCACCACCGCCACTCGTGGCAACAATCAGGTCGCCCTTGGTGGTGAGCAACGTGTTTTGCAGCGCATTGACGATTCGGGAGTCGTCACCGGCAGCCACAGTGCCCGTCGTGGTGCCGACGTTGAGCACGGCCGCGCCGCCTAAACCGAGATGGTTACGAGAGCCCGATACGCTCGTGACATCGCTGAGGTTGTTTGACGCCTGGAGTGCGCCGGTGATTCGACTGTCATTGCCGGCAGCGGCACTACCCGACGTGGTGCCCAGCTGATAGTTCTGATACCACACTGCGGCATTTGTCGTCACGTTTTCGGCGACGAAATATGCCGAGGTTGAGGTATTGATCCAGATCGACCCGATCGAATACCCTTGCGTGCCGTCGTCCGTTGTCGCCGGGTCACGCGTCGCAGTGAAGTTGTTCTTCTGGCTCGTAAACTGCGTCGGCGCTGGCCATGCGCCGTTTGCTTTAGGGCCGTAAAACACCGACGGATTTGTGGTGTCGAGGTAGAAATCGCCGTTAAAACCGACCGAATTAGCCGGCGCGCCTGTGCCGGACAGCCACCCATTGCCGCGAGGTCCGGAGGTGCCGGCGGTGACGATGGTGACGTTGACCACCCGTTAGCCTCCTAAGGTACCGCGACCGTACGGCCGTAAAAAATGCCGGCGACAAGCGCTGTCGCATCGTTGAGAGTGGGATCCATCCACAGCGTGTAATTGCTGCCATATTCATGAAGCAGCGATGTCGCGGTGGGTGTAAGAATCACCTGAAGACTTGCCGCGCTGCTGGTTACCGCGATATTCCCCGCACTAGTGGATGCGGTGTTGTTCACCGAAAAGGCGACCAAGCCGGTGTTGGTGTCGCGCACAACGAGCTCAAACGTTTTGTTGGTGATGTTTGCCAACGAGCCGTCGTCATTGGTGATGATGTACACCTGCGACCATTGCGAATCGATCGCGGCAATGGCGTTGAAGAAGTTAGGCAGGGGAGCCGGCTGGGTCACGCGGCCTCCTCAACAGCCGTATTGCAGTGCGGGCACTTTTCGCGCGGCTTGCCGCCGAATGTCTTCGTAAAGGGTCGTTCGCACTTGTGGCATCGAACGACGCTGTAGGCGTCCAGCCAGGAGCCGCCGATCAGGTCTTTCAGGTCGTACATTGCCCAGACCATGGCGTCCATGCGGTCCGGCGATTCCGGATCACCCGGTGCCCAGGTGCACATTTCGTCTTCGAGTTGAGGAAACATGCCGACGTGATGCACGCGATGCTGCTCATACAAAGCCGAGATCGGCTCAGCGCGAGTGTTCTTACCTCGACTGGCACGCACAGCTCGAAATGCCATGTTGTCGTCCACCGTGCGCAACACGGTGCCGATATAGTCGCCGCCGTTGTTCACCTCGGCGACAACGCGGTCTGCCTTCCAGGTGTCGTACGCCTCTTTGACTTTCTGCATGCACTGCTTCGGCGTGCCGCGCATGGTGTAATCGGCGAGAACGTAACCATTACCTTCACGGTCTGCGGCGCAGACGATGATGCCCGTCAGGTCGGCGGCTTCTCCGCTGGTGACCGACGGGTCGACACCCACGACAACGCGTACCAGATCGAGCTCGCTAGCGCGGTCAGCGCCGTAGCGGTCAGCCTCAATCCATTCACGCTTCCACAAGGCGTTGTCTCGATTCTCCAGAATCTCGCCGTCGAGCTCCTGAAGACCGAGCTGCGTGCCCAGCAGAGGGGCAACAACATTCGCCTTGTAGTTGTCGTTGAGATTTTCCAGATTGTCTACGGTGCGACCACGGGTGACGATGACGTTGTCACGCTGCATTAGGCCGGGAGAAACTTGTTGCGGATCGGACACCTTAAGCAGAGCCACCGGCCGAGGAGTCGTGGCCACCACAATGCGGCTTTGGTAGTCCAGAGGCCACCCCGGTTTGCGGGGGAGTC